GAAAAAGAAAAAAACAAAACCTCTGAAAAATATAAAGATGCCTGGTTCGAGTAAAGAAGACGGAGTAATTCAAATACAAGAAAAATTATTGTTTAATCAACGCAACAAAAAAATGAACATGGGTGGTGTAATGAGAAACCGTGGTGGAACTTTCAAAGGAGTATTTTAATGTCAGACGAAGCAGATAGAAGAAGAACCTATAGAGAATTAGAGAAGCGTGGACAACCAACGCCTGGAAAATATTATTATAAGCGAAAGCCTACAGAATATTCGCCAAGGAAAAAAATAAAGCCAAAAGTAAAACAACTGGATTTATTTAAGAAAGCTATGGGCGGTGTCATGCGAGGTCGTGGTGGTACATTTAAAGGAGTATTTTAATGTTGCTAGGTGATGGTGGAAGAAGAATAATAGCGTTTAATCGTGTTGCAAATGCAAAAACAAGAAAAGAAAAAGCAGACGCATTAAAAGCATTAAGAAAACTGGAAAAAGAACAAATAGATAAGATGTATAGAAAAGATGGTACATTAAGATCACAGTATAGAAAAACTGGTGGATATACCGTGACAAACCGTTTCTCAGATATTATGCTACCAGAGAAGAAGAGAACAACAAGGATTACTTAATGTCTACATCTATTGGCGGAAAAGATTACAACCCACAAAGTCTAGACAAAACATTTGATGATTTTGCCAGACTTGGTAGAGGGTTACTGGTCGGTGAAACAGCAGACATTTTGGGTCTGCCAGCAGACCTACTTGGTTTGTACTATGATGTTCGTTATGGTCAAACGCCTGAAGGTATACAAAGTTTAATTGATACGATAGGTTCTGAGGCACTTGCAAAAAGATTCATGGGCGAGGAGTTCCCAGAATTTTCTTTTGAAAACTTTGGTAAAGACGAGAACTTGGAAAGTGCAGGTCGTCTCTTGGCACCTGGTGCATTGTTAACTAAAGCGATAGCCTCGGCAAGATTAATGGCGAGATTAAAAAACCCACCAGAGGGTGGGATCGGCAGTTTAGGAGATCAACAACTTGCATTGGCTGGTGCAGGTGCAGGCAAAGTTCCTATGGGAACAGGTGAACAATTACTGATGACAAGAGCAGATGACGGAAGTGGAGCAGTCACACCGACACCTATGCCAAAACAAGCAAAACTCATGGACGATGATGCTTTCTTAAGACGAGGAGATGACGTTAAGTTAGGTTCTGTTTTAAGTAAAGATGGAGAGATCTTCTCTAATTTATTAAATGAAATAGAAAAAATAGGTACAGGTGACAGTCAACTTTCTAGAACAGAGCTAAAAGGAATAGGTCAACCTATAATGGAAAGTATTATTACAAGAAAAGGTAAAAAAAGTTTTCAACCGAAATTAGATGCACAAGGTAAAAAAATATATAACAGAACAGAAGAGGTAACCACAGGTATTAACTTTGCAAACAATCCTACAGGTGCCGCGATTTTAGAAAGTTTTGGAAAATTACCAGGCGGAAAGAATAATAGATTATATAAAGAAGCAAGAGAGGTCGGACTTCTTCGTTACCTTGAGTTAAACCCAGATGAGGTATTTAGTAAAGAATCTGGTAAAGCAAAGTTATATAATATAGCCTCGCAGTTTACACCAGAGGTAACAGCAATAACATACAAACAATCAGATGTTGCTCAAATTAGAGGAGAGATTATTGCTTTAGAATCATTGAAGACAAACGCAGTGACACAAGCAGAAAAAGATAGATTGTCAGCGCTTATCAAAGAAAAGCAAGAGTTAGAGTCTAGAACTGTCAATGCTATGAATAATGTACAAGAACAAAGAATTGACCCAGGTCCTCGTAATCAAAACGCAGACGGAACTTTTGGCACTGTTGCTACAGACAATGTTCATATTATGTTTGGTCGTGGTGAAAGAGGAGAAGAATTAGTAGGCAAAGATATTTTAAAAGCAGACAATGATGATCCACCAGAGGTAAAAGAAGCTCTTAGTGAACTTGAAACTTTTTTAAAAGATGCTGGAGATACAGACAGTCTTGCTAAGTTAAAAAGTATTTATGGTGTTCACAGTTACACTAAAACTAAAGCATATGATGGACATGGCAGACTTATAGATACATTTGGAAGTCCAACAGGTAGTAATCTAGAACCCTCTCGTTTTATAAATGAGTTACAGTTTAATAGTGCTAGATTTAAAGAAAATCAATTAAGGACACCAGAACAAGTAGATAAGATAAATGCTAAGATAACCGAATTACAAAATCAAATTCCAAACGCTCCAGATCAAAGAATACTACAAGCATTAAATGAACAAATTAGATCTTTAAGAAAGATGTTGGAAACAAAAGACATTATTTTAAATGAAGAGTTAGTTGATGTTCAACAAATATTAAAAGTAGATAAACAAAAAGGTGGTAAGTTAGTAAGATTCAAAGAGATAAAAGAAGAGCTTAAACAAAAACAGAAAGACTTAAGGGATGAATTAGTTGCTCTTAATAAGAATGGACAAGCTCTAGATGCTAATCTAAACAAAGTAAAAAGAGATGGTTTTCAGTTAGACGAGGATTTAATTAAGAACACAACTGAGTTTGAGAACTTTAAAAACAATGAAACCTATTTACAAAACTGGTTTGATAATGTTGATGACACCGCTATTTTAACATCTTTTGAACCTAGAGCACCTGGAGACGTTGTAGGTGAAGGTATGATTAACGGAACTGAGATATTTCATAACAACAAATATGGAACAAAATTAGAAAACGGAGTAAACATTCCAAAGTCACCTAATGATCCTTTTTTTGAAACACCAGAGGGAATGGACGATATTGGTATGAAACTACCTTTAGCGATTGCTAGGTTTATTGGAAACAATTATTTAGATAGAAACTTTAGTCTTGAGAGAATAGAAAAGTTCTATACTGGTAATACACCTCCTAAGACTAGTCGCTCAACAGCGCCTAGAAATCTTAATGAGTTATTTACTACTAGAGCAGCTGACGATGGAATGATAGTTTCTGGGGATGCCGTAACACAAAACCCTTTTGTTACTTTTTTACGTTCTGGACAATATTCAAGAATTCAAGACGTAGATATGGTACACGATCATTTTAAGACACTTGAAAAGTTAGTGAAGTCAAAAAAAGTAGATCCTAATAGTTTTAAAATGTTCACCAACTTTGAAGAGAAAAAAGAATTTTTTGATGAAATGTTAAGTGGTAAACAGCATAGACTTGACATGTTTACAAAAACTGGCAATGGCATTAGTCACTCAGATTATATTGCGGCAAAATTGTTAGATGATCCAATGTATTTTATGAAAGGAACAAACACTAAAAAGTTTTTTAAAGATGCCTTAAGAAATTATGGACAAGTCTTAGAGCAAAATGTTTTACAAGACCGTATTACAATGAACATACTTACAAACGAAGAGTTTCTTAAAAATGTGGGAAAACAAAACATACAAGAATATAAGGCAAGACTCAAAGATATAGAAACAAGAGCTAGAACAGAAAGTTTAGAAACAAGTCCTGCTTTTAATGATGAAGTAAAAAAGATATATGAGGATTTTTTAACTGATGCAGAAATAGAATATCAAACAACTGCTAGTATAGATGAGGTAAAACCAACAGGTAAAGGAGCAAAGATAATTAGAAAGATTGTGGATCAAACAGTTGATGAACATTTACAAAAATATAATAGCATACCTCTTCCACAATACACTGGTAATTTTACATTTCAGTCAAGCACTTCTAAAGGAGGTAATAGACAAGGACGTAGAAATCTAGTTGATATAGAATATATTCCTACAAAAAGAAAGATACTAGGGATGGAATTTGATGTTGTAGAAGGAGAGTTAAAACTTGATTATCAGAATTTTGGGACTCCTCAACAAAAAGAAGCTAAAGTTAGAAATTCAAGTTTTAGAAAGTCCTTTGATTCTTTTGATCAATATTCAAATCCGTTATTGCTTAGATTAGCAAAACAAGAAGAGTTTGATGCGTTAAGAAAAGAAGAGGCTTTACTTTTAAATCGCATAAAAAGCAAAGAAGACGAGCTCACTAAAGCACAAGAAGAGCTACGACCTTATGAACGAAGAGGTGCAATATCAGATATTATTAATCAGTATGCTGATAAACTACCAACTGAAGTAGTACGATCACTTAATAAACTTATTTCTCATGCTTCAAGATCAAAAACCCTTGGGATGAATCCATCTTATCAAAGTACAAATCAAGCGATTGAGTTAGCAGTTAATTCTATTGTCAAACAAGCTATTAAAGACGGAAAGAGGTATGTCGTATTCCCTAAACTAAGAGATTATACTTACCCTAGAAACTCTGGTCCAGCTCATGCTAAATCTACAACCTATAACGCTTCTGCTGGAGATCCATTAACAAATATACTAAAGAAGAATTTTGGGGATGGTTATTTTACATCTGATGAATTTTTTGGATCACGACTGCCGACAGGTCGTGCACAGAGAATAGGATCAAGAGGAGGTGTTGATATGAACAATAGTCCGATTGCAGATGATGCTTTACCAGGTAATGTTGATAAATCAAAATTTAGAATTATAGATCTGACAAAAATCAACCCAGATTTTAAGATACCAAGATTTGCAAAAGGTGGTATACTAAGTAAATTTAGAAAGAAGGTAGCGTAATGGCAGAAGAAACAATATCTCCGATGGTAGACCAAGCACTAGGTGCTGGTGGACCTGGTGTTACTCCAGAAACAGACAGCTTAAGAATAGATCTAGATGAAGCACCAGAGTTGCCTTTAGGCATAGAATTAGACACAGGCGAAGAAGCACCAGTTATTACAGAACAGTATGTACATAATGCTAATCTTGCAGAGATTATGGAAGAAGGAGCGTTAGCTTCTCTTGCCTCTGAATTACAAGCTAAAGTCAAGGAAGATTTAGAATCAAGATCAGATTGGGAAGAAGCAATCGCCAAAGGACTTAACTTGCTTGGTATTAACTATGAAGATAGAAGTAATCCGTTTCTTGGTGCAAGTGGAGTAACACATCCGTTATTGTCAGAAGCCACAACACAGTTTCAAGCACAAGCGTATAAAGAAATGTTACCAAGTGGCGGCCCAGTAAAAACACAGATACTTGGTGTACCAACAAAACAAACAGAAGACCAAGCACAAAGAATAAAAGATTACATGAACTTTCAGATTATGGAAGTTATGGAAGAGTACGATCAAGACACAGATCAAATGCTTTTCTATTTGCCACTTACTGGTTCTACTTTTAAGAAAGTTTACTTTGACCCAACCAAACAAAGAGCCGTATCTAAGTTTGTACCAGCCGAAGATTTAATTGTGCCTTACTCTGCTTCTGATATAAGAACAGCAGAAAGAGTGACACACATGGTACGAATGAGTTACAATGAGATTCGTAAACTACAAGTCGCTGGGGTGTATAAAGATGTGGAGTTATCTGCTACGAATACTGGAGAAGATGAAGGCTCTATCCAAGAAACAACTAATGAGCTTCAAGGATTATATCCAAATTATTCAGATGATAGTTACACCCTACTTGAAATCCATGTGGACTTGGACTTGGAGGGTTTTGAAGATATGGATATGCAAGGGCAGCCTTCGGGTATTATGCTCCCTTATATTGTTACCATTGATCAAAATTCTGGCGAAGTTTTATCAGTGGTTAGAAACTTTAGAGAGCAAGATCCGTTAAAAAGAAAGAGGCAATACTTTGTACATTTTAAATTTTTACCAGGTTTTGGCTTTTATGGTTTCGGTTTATTACATACAATCGGTGGTTTGTCTCGTGCAGCCACATCAATATTAAGGCAGTTAATCGATGCAGGTACTTTATCAAATCTTCCAGCTGGTTTTAAAGCGAGAGGTGTTCGTATTCGTAATGATGACGATCCTCTTAACCCTGGTGAGTTCAGAGATATCGATGTCCCAGGCGGAGATCTCAAAAATTCCATCATCCCACTGCCATACAAAGAGCCATCTAGCACATTAGCACAGCTTTTAGGGGTAGTTGTTGACTCTGGTAGACGTTTTGCACAGGTTGCAGACGCAAAAATAGCAGATGTTAACTCTCAAGCACCTGTTGGAACCACTGTTGCACTCATAGAACAGGGTTCAAAGATCATTTCTAGCATACATAAGCGTCTACATTACGCTCAGAAGCAAGAATTTCGCATGTTATCGGAGATTTTTAGCGAAAATCCTGTTCCATACCCTTATTTTGTTGGAAATGTGCCTCCAGAGACCATGCAATCCGACTTTGATGGGCGTATTGACATACTTCCAGTGTCAGATCCACACATTGTTTCTATGGCACAGCGATTATCACTGGCTCAAACACAATTACAACTGGCTCAAGCTGCTCCACAGATGCATAATCTTCATGAAGCGTATAGAAGAATGTATGATGCACTTGATATTAAGAATATTGAGGGTATTTTACCTCCTCCGATGCAGCCACAGCCAACAGATCCAGCAACCGAGAACGGAAATGCACTAAAAGGTATGCCTATACAGGTATTTCAGCAACAAGATCATGAAGCACATGTTAGAGCACATATAGCATTTCTATCTACACCAGCAGGTCAGGCAAATCCACAGACATTTATCTTGTTACAGGCACATACACAAGAACATATAGGTATGATGGCTAGAGATCAGGTTGTTAAGTTCTTCCAAGAGTCTATTAAAGCTGCACAACTAGCAGGTCAGCCTGTTCCTCAACTAGATCCAGATGCTGTAGAGGCTGCAATAGCACAACAAACTGGTGAGATACTGAAAGAAGTAATGCCTTCTCTACAGCCACAACAACAGACAGATCCGTTAGTTGAAATAAGAAAGAAAGAGCTTGAAAACGACACAGTTGAGCTACAGCGTAAAGCCATGAAAGATCAAATGAACTTTCAGATAGATTCAGCTAAATTACAACAAGCTTATGAACTTGCCCAACAAAGACAGGCTCTGCAAGAGAACATCGCTGATGATAGAAATGATGTAAACATTTACAGAATCAATATGGCATCAGCCAACAGGGGTAACAAAGCTAAATAACCTATGATATAATCTGGATATGGATCCAGTAACAATATCATTAGCTATGGGCGTAGCATCAAAAGCATTTGACGCAATCAAGAAAGGTTTTTCTGTAGGTCGAGACATTGAACAAATGTCTGGGGACATCGGACGCTGGATGGGTGCAGTGAGTGATGTAGATAATGCAGAAAAACAAGCTAAGAATCCACCTTTGTTTGGTAAATTATTTAAGGCAGGTTCTATAGAAGAGGCAGCACTGTCTGCATATGCAGCTAAAAAGAAACTTGAGGAACAAAGGTACGAACTCAAGATGTTTTTGAATATGACGTATGGCCCACGAGCTTATGATGATTTGCTCAAGATGGAAGGACAGATCAGAAAGCAACGTCAAGAGACAGTTTACAAGCAACAACAATAACGAAGACAGATAGGAGAAGCACTTACTTGGTTATATGTGG